CACTCAACCTATCTCACAGACCGACTTGCAAAACTATCGCGATCAAGCGCGTCAACAAGCGATGTTTTACACGCAGAGAATGGTCGACTTTTTGTGTCAGAACTCGAGCGACTTTCCAGAATACACAACGAACACAACAAACCAAATTTGGTCGCAGACAAATGTTTATCCGTCGAACGCTTTCGAGATTAGCGACGGACGTGACAGACGACCATACGAATACAGAAGACCGGGACTTGGATGGATTAGATAACTAAAAAATAAAACATGGCTACAAGGGGACGAAAGAAAGACATGGTAAAACAAAAGATTTACGAAGAAAAGTTTCGTAAATATTTAGTAAGAAAAGAAAAACAAATAAAGAAGTTGAGCAATGAAAGTTAACGCAGAAGGATATTCACTAATCAAGAAGTTTGAAGGTTGTCGATTGAAGGCATACAAGTGTCCTGCTAACGTATGGACTATCGGCTTTGGAAACACTTTCTATGAGAACGGCGACCGCGTGAAAGAAGGCGACGTAATCACGCAACAACGTGCGGACGAATTAGCAAAGTTTATCATCGATCAGTTCGCTGTTTCGATTGCTCCGTTCATTTTGAAACCGCTCAACGATAACCAATTCAGCGCGTGTGTTTCGTTAGCGTACAATATCGGAACGGGCGGGTTCAAACGTTCGTCTGTATTCAAGAAACTAAACGTGAACCCAACAGACGCGACCATTGCCGATTCATTTCGTTTATGGAACAAGGGCGGTGGTAAAGTTCTTGCAGGATTGGTAAAAAGACGCGAAGCAGAAATACAATTATACTTCAAGTAATGAACACCGAAAACGAAATTACTTTGATACACGAACAACTTCAAGAAATGGACAAGAAGATTGACCGCATTTACAACGTGTTAATCGGTGACGACCAGATGAAAATCGAAGGTCTTGTAAGCAAGGTTCAGAAGCACGATAAGTATATTAACAACCAACGTTTACAGGTTGCGCGTTTGGGTGGTATAGCAACGGCTGCTGGTGTTGTTGGTGGTTTACTCGTTCAACTTATTTTAAAGATGATATGAAAGAAAAGTTGAAGTCGTGGTTGAATGAATTAGTCACGAGTTCAACAAAAGTTTCTTCAAAGCGAGTTATTGCTATATTTGTAGTAATTAACTTAATCGTTTTCAGTTATGTTGCGACTTTTACCATTTACATTATTCCGATTGCGATGTTCGACACACTCGCATTGTTGACAGGTGGTTTGTTTGGTGGTACTGTGATTGAAAGATTTACTAAATCAAAAGCAAATGACAAAGGAACTAACGACAGCACGACAGATAGCAGCGGAGATATGTAGTAAGTTTTCAGAAACACCTTCGCTCACGTTAGCGAAAAAGTTGTTTACTGAATATCCAGAAGTCTATAAAAACACCGAACACGCGAGGTCTTTAATTCGTACAATTCGCGGAAAGAATGGCGAATTAAAAAGAAAAACCACAATAGATAAAAAATTGTTTGAAGAAAAACCACGACCACTTAATCCATTTGCACTACCTAAGTCGTACGCAAAGAAACGCAGACACGTTGAAGTGAAGGGAACGAAGTTCTTAATTCTTTGCGATTTGCACTTTCCATACCAAGACAACGAAGCTATTGAATGCGCAATAAACGAAGGGTTAAAGCAAGGGTGTGATTCAATTATTTTAAATGGTGACGCGTTAGATTGTCATATGATTAGCGACTTCGTCAAGGATCCGCGTAAGCGTAAATTCAAAGACGAACTATATTCTATTCGTCAATTCCTTGCGTCGCTTAGACACACGTTCCCGAACGCGAACATTTACTACAAAGAAGGCAACCACGAAGAACGATACTGGCGTTACATGAGAATCAAAGCGCCTGAGTTATTCGACATCGACGCGTTCGACTTTCCTTCGTTGACGCATTGCGACAAGCACGACGTGAAATGGATTGACGGAAAGAGCAAACTGAATATCGGTAAACTTTCTATCTTTCACGGACACGAATTCGGCAAACAATTCCTTCCTTCGGTCAACGTAGCGCGTGGGTTGTTCATGAAGACTAAGGTGTCCGCGCTTTGCGGACATCACCACCAGACAGCAGAACACAACGAGCGCGACGCTAACGGTAAGTTCATCACTTGTTGGGGTGTTGGTTGCTTATCTGAATTATCTCCTGACTACAACCCTTATTCGAAGTACAATCACGGGTTCGCAATAGTTGAGAAAGGCACAAATGGAAGTTACAGCGTTAAGAATCACCGCATACACGAAGGAAAAATCTTATGAACAGAAATATACTCGCAGCAATCTTGCTATTTATCGGAACATCGATTCTTTGGTTGGTGATTTGTTGGAACTTATGGGGACGACCTGTTGCAAATAATACAACAACTGAAATTCAGAAACAAGATAGCGTCATAAACTACAACGCTGGCGAATATGACCGGTTACTTCAAGAACAAATTGAACTTTACAAACAACTTCGAACGTATGAAGATGCTCAATCTACAGCCAAAACCACCTATCAAAGAACTCGTTCTGCTATTGTTATTCGAGATACTATTTATAGGGTTGATGTTATCCGTTTGGTGAACTCCTGCGATAGCGTTATTGCGTCCGATTCGCTCGTTATTAACAACCTGAAAGAACAATTAAACATTGAAGCGAGAAAGATTGACAACTTGCAAGAAGTGGTCGTTGCTTATAAACAGAAAGAAGACGTGTTGACCGAAGAAATTAACACTTTGAATGCTGATAAAAAGAAATTGGAGAAACAAAAAAAGCGCAGAAACCGCGCCTTAGTTGTAACATCGTCCGTCGCTATTTTGTCGACGTTTGTTCTGTCAATTTTACTTTAGATTCTGGAATATAAAACTTCATTGAGAACTGGATTGCTTCGCTCAGAAATATGTTGCGACTGTTCTCACCTCGTTTCTCATCAATCTCGTTCCACAGGTCCTTGTGGAGATAGACACATATTCCTTTTTTAGTTTTGCTCTGCGCCATTTTCTTCTTTTGTTTTAGACATCATTGAACCTATCATAAGCGCTAAGTAGATTTTCTCTTTCGCGTTTAAGTCTTTCCGCTGAGAAAGTTCCAGAAGAATATCTCCGAGAATCTTTCCTTGTTGGAAGTAGGTTGCGATTGAATTAACGATTTCTCGTTCGCGGTCGTAAGTCATTTTTAAAGACTCATAAAGTGGTGTGTTTTTCATTATGCTAAATTATTAAATTGTTTTTATCCTACAACATATTGTCCATAACTTGGATTGAGTTCGAAGTACATTCGCATCATAATAGCGTCGACAACACCACCACCAACTCCGTCTTCGTCACACACTACGTCTTGAAGCAAAATTGAATGCTGTTGACAGGTTAAGCGAACTTTGTTGACGACTTCATCCAACGCTGCACGATTCATTTCAATTATGTCGATGATAGTTAGACCTTCCCAAACGCAAATGATTGTTCTGTCCTTTCCAAAACGCGCTATGTCGGCTGTGATATACTTCTTTCCTTCATTGATTACTTCGTTGCGGAACATTCGAAGAAGGTTCTCCGTTTGGAATAACTTGTCGCTGTCGTCGTCAAACTCCCAGTTGCCTTCTAAAAGTCTTTTGCGGTCATACTCAGGAAGTCTTCGTAACGATTCAATATAAGCAACAGGAAGGAATGGATTGTCCTGCGGTAACGCTTGCACGAAGGCGCGGTGTGAAGGCAATTCGTTCCTGTTGTTCTTTATGTAGAACTCATTGTACAACCAACCCTTCGCAGGATTGCAGGACAAGAAACCTTTGGGAATAAGACCGAACTCGTTCAACTTGTAACGGCATCTGGAGTGAACAATGCTGACCGCCTTTGCGGTTACTTCAGAACACTCGTCAATGAAGTAGTCTGTGATTTCTAACGATCCGAGTGAATTGAAATTTACATCGGACGGATAAGCGAATAAGTCTTTCAAAACTATTTCGCTTCCGTTAAAAAACTTAATCACGTTGGATTGTCCGTTGAAGGTGTAGTGTTTGTTTGCTATCAATCCAAACTCCTCAGCCGTTTCAAAGAACGTGTTTAAGGTCGTCTTTTTTAAAGTGTCTAATTTGCTACGTCCAATAAGCGAACGTGTCCCTGCGTACTTCAAACGTCGCTGTATCTGCCACATACAACCGAACTTCGTCTTACCACCCCCTGCCGCGCCACCATACAACAACTGCTCAACGATGCTATCGGTGTTCAAATAGTTCAACGCTTCAATCTGACGCGGTAGGTATGTTGGTTTATAAGGTGTCATAAAAAACTAAAAATATGTTCAATAACTGGAAGTGTCCAACCGTCACCAAGTAAACTACCAGCTTTTGCAGTTGTTAAAATATCGCAATAGTTATCTGGAAAACCTTGCAATCGACACATTTCAATTTTGTTTACTGTTCTTACTTTTTGTTCTTCTTGAATTAAAGTAATCATTCCAGTAGTTGAATTTCTGTGTAATAGATATTCTTGTTTTGCATTTGCAGTTTTACCACTACCAGTATTTAAACAAGTATGTTTATCAGTATCTACATAAACTAAAGACACACCAAATTTTTCTCTCCCCTTTATATATTCTTGTGCTTTAATAGAATATTTGTCTTTATGACCAAATGATTTTTCAGTTTGTTCTAATAAAGTTTTTGATTTAACTCTTTTAACATAACCATTTGTAATAATATCTTTAAACATTATGCCTCTATCTTTTGGTTGTGGAATATCAGTTGTAATATCAAACATTGTTTTACTTGTTTTTATATTACTCCAATAGTAACGATCTCGTAATTGAGCAGTTACTAAACTTGAATTGATACGACAAGGATAAACACCTAAAGCGCGGCTCATTATTCCAACGTCTAATTTATTTGCACTTCCTACATTTTCTTGCAAAAACAAAACTTTTGGATTTAGTTTTTTTATATGTTCTAAAATGTCTACAAATACAAAAAATAAACTACTTCTACTACCATTTATTCCTGCTCGTTTTCCTGCTGCACTCAAATCTTGACACGGAGAACCGCTTAAAACTAAATCAATAGTTTTCCAATCAATGTCCCATTCCTTCCATTTAGTGACATCGCCAACTTGTATAGTATCTGGAAAGTGGTGTTGTGTTAATTCTATTGCATAGGGCTTTATTTCACTTGAATAGTATTTGTTTACTTTAACACCTACGTTTTCAAGTGCCTGTCTGCCTGTATTCATTCCGTTAAATAAACTCAATACATTCATTGCTTACTCAAATATAATTTATACAACTCACGCATACCTTCGAATTGAATCGATTCTTTCAACAACATTCTTTTGCGGTCACTCATTCGCTCAACCATTGATTGAACGAGCTGTTGTTCGAAATAGATGTTCTTCTTCGCGTTTGCTTTGCACAGGCGGTATTCTTCTTCGGTGAAGGTGTCAGCGTTTATTATCTTGCTTTCTTCGAGCCAACGCATAAGCGACACCGCACGAATCTCGATGACCGTATATTTTCCTTTCTTATAATTATGCAAGTCTTCTGCTAACATCCTTCTCCAGCTGTCGTCATTAATAGCCATTTCTTTCTCTTTTAATTGTTTTGATTGTTCCTCTTTTGATTCCGCGATTTCATTTTGAATTTGTAGATTTGCTTTGTCTCGATGTGGTTTGTAATGGGTTAGAACGTCACCAATAAAAACCACGCTCAACGCTCCGAAGTGTTCGCACTTTTTACTCAGTTCATTCGCTGCGTTTAGTTCGAACGCTAAGTTGAAGTGTTCGAATGTCACCCAACGGAAGTGTTTGCCTATGAACTCATGCAACATCTGGAGTAGTTGCGCTTCGGGTAACGCGATGCCGTACATGGCGCACACCTTAGAACACAACTTTACGAACGCAGGTAGTTCGTAATCGGCAACGAACGCGCTTTCACGTTCTGCACGATCAATCCTTTGTGTAGTTGTGAGCGTCGTTGTAGATGCGCTGCGCAGCATCGGAATCGAATTTTCCATTTTTGATTTTAGTGTTTTGGTTTGTAGTTACAAATGTAGTTAAGTCCCATTTACGAACCGCAGCCTTCCAATCTTTCATTGCGTTGCGTCCAACCTTCCAACCGTTTGCTTCGTAGTGTGCATGAAATTTCTCTGTAAACGCAAGCGCGTCTTTGTCGCTAAGTTTCTCACAGGCGTAGTCGTATATCTCGACAACCGTTGGTTTCTTAAATGGCGACTTCTTTTCTTTTGCGATTAGCGTAGGTGCTGTTGGAACGGACAAGCCAATAAGTAAGTCGTTTATCTTTTGTTCCTGTTCCTTCATTGCTGATTCAAGAATCTCGATTCTCTTTTTGAGTTGTAAAATTAGCATCATTTTATTTTTTAGTTAGTCCCAACCTTCACCTTTTGCGTCGTCGTCTGCGTCGTCCCATTCCTGACAATCGAAACACACTTTGATTTCTCCGTCTTCGTCAACGTGTTCGTATGCGGTGTCCCAGTCTTCGAGTTGTTGGTCGCGCAATACTTCGTCAACGCGTTCTCCGAGTTCTTTGCTTTCGCAGTTCGGACAAAAGATTAATTCACTTTTCATTTTTTTAGTTGTTTTTTAAGTTTGATTTCTTTTTGATGTTCTAAATGCTCGACAAATTTAGTATAAAACTTCATAGGTTTAGCATAACCCATATCATTTAAGATGTAACAGATGCGCTCAACGTTGGCTGCGTAGTTCCTGTCGCACTCAATTTGCCAGCTCACCTGCTTCACTCCGTGCATGACTGTCGCGTGATCCTTGCCGTAATGCTTCCCTATTGATTCATAACTCTGAAGGTAGCAAGGACGTATAAGAAAGAAAATTACTTGTCGTGCCGTTACAATCTCACGTCGTCTTGTTGGTGTGTACAATGCTTGCGAAGGTATTCCAAGAACAGAGCAAGTAATATCTTCCAATGCTGACCAAAACATTTCGCGTTCGTTCTCCAGTTCCTGTTGAATCTTAATTTGCTGCGTCGTTAATCTTTCGTAACGTGGTGTCAACATCAACCACAATGTTTCGAAGCGTTCCATGTGCCTGAAAGGAATCATGTCAATCATCTCTTGTCGTATTTGTTCGTTAGTCATTATTTTAATTTTCAAAGATTTCTATTGGTTTGCTTGTATTCTTGTCAACGATTAAGGCAATTACTTTTTGTTGTTCTCCTTCTATCGCAGCGTCTCCAGTTCCAAAGTGAATGTGACCGCTTAATTTATCATTTTCTACTATGTAAATAACAACGTCGGTATTCGGTTCGTACTCGCTTAAAAATTCAATTAGTTCTTTTGCGTTCATTGTTGTTGTTTGTTTAATTTATCAAGATGCTCAACTAAACTTCCAAATGTTTTCATTTTAGGAAATTCAAATGCTGTTTTTAAAATGTCTTCATAAAGATTTCTAACACCTTCATTTTTGTGATTCTTAAAAAACTTTTCGTCTGAATCTTTTGTAATTAACATTTGAAATACCGCACCATTATCATGTAAACAAGCAATAAATACATTTTCTTCTCTTACACTATATCGAGTATTGTTATCTGGAAAGGGATTGTCGATAGTGAAGTTTTCAAAGTTTTGTTTTATTAAGTGAGGGGTTGTTGTTAAAAAAATGTTTCCGTCTAATAATTGATCATAATGAAATACAACTTCTTCATCTGATAATTTAAGTGTTACTTGATTAGTCATTTTCTTCGTTGATTAATTTGGTTGGTGTAAAGGTGCTAAATACTTCTTCGCGAGATAGACCGGTATGCAGGCAAATGTTGTTGAAGTCTTTGATTCTCATTCGCTCTGGGTGTGTAACGTAAAGTCGTGCCGTCGGATCGCTGATGCGTAACGCTGTCTTGAAGTTCTTCATTGTCTTGAAATTAATCTTGACAAGTCTTCCGAACGGAGTTTTATAGATTGCTTTATTCATAAGTTAAAAAGAGATTTCACCACGCGTTGAATGAAGGTAAGTTGACGTTCCTTCGCTTTCATTGTTGGCGCGTTGGTGGTTGTTTGTTTTTGTTTTGGTTTAGGTTGAGAAAAGAGATTCGTTTGCTTTGGTAGTTTTGTCTTGCCTAACTTCTTCAATTCGTTGTACTGGTCTTTCTTTTCAGTAAACAACAAGTAACGGTCGGTGTGAACGCGCTCAAGGGCTTTATACGTTCCGTTCTCTTTCCAATAGAACCCTGCTTCAAATAATGGTCGGCAATATCCACGACTGCTATTCATTTTGTAAATGGCTTCTGTTGGTGTGTGTCCTTCATTTACTAACTTGCAAAATTGACGAACTCTTTCGATGTTAAATTGTTTTCTTGTTTTCATTGTGTTGTGTTTTGATTGTATGGTTTTTGAAATTAGAGAGGGTATATTTCAACCCTCTCATATTAATTTAGAACGGCATATCGTCCGTTTCGTCCGTTGAACTTGTTAGACCGCTTTGTTCCAACATTGCTTTCGCTTTGTTCATTTGATCCGCAGCGCGGTCTAAACGTTGGCTAAATTCAGCAGAAGAACTCACCTTGTTTTGCAACCACTCTGGAAGCATGCTGAAACGAAGGTCGAAGTCTTGCGAATCGTAGTCTAAAAGAAACGCTGCGTTAACCTGAGGCGGGCAAGTCATTCCTTTTGCGAGTGGCGACGCTCCTTTCAAGTCTGCATAAGTGCGCCCTGTGTTTGATGTGCGGTGCATTACGGACACCATTGCTTCCTTGCCGAGCAAAGTACCAATGTCGAATTTAGACGCGTCAGAATCGCTCATTGCTTTTCCTAACCACGATTGAACGAAGGCGCGTAAGCCACTCTTTTCGTGCATCGACAATGTGAAGTCGCGACCAATTGAGAACGGTTGTTCACCTTTACCGAAGTCAGCGGTTTCCAAAGGTAGTTCGAACACCAGTCGAACTTTGTTAACGAGTTTTTCTTCACCTTGATAAGTGTCGACGATTGTGCCGATGTGAATGATTTGGTAGCATCTTGCGACGTGTGTTCCTGCGGGTACTGTTTGACCTGCGCTGTTGTTGTTTGATTGGGCAATGATGCTCATGTTGTTGTTTATTTGGTTGTTATTAAATGAATTCAAATATGTTTCGAACTTTATAGCGAGTTCGTGGTCGCTTTCGATGTGCCGCAACTGGCTGTCGTGAATGTCCGACTGCTCGTTGATTCGCTTGAAGTAACCCATTTAGATATGGTCGTCAAAAATGTTAACGTCAAAGCTAAATGAGACACCGTCTTTTTCTAATGTCACGAAGTCAAGGTCGAATTCAGGATCGTCGTTGCGAAAGAAACGTCCGCGCAAATTAATGGTGTACATATTATCAAGGTCGTCGATAAAGACAAGATGTTGTGTTTCGTCTACTTCAAACCAACCTGTTACGTCGTCGTTGTAGTTGTTGGCAATTGCTTTGATGCGTTCGTTCAACGTGCGTATATCTTCGTCGCTGAAACAGTAAGTGATTTTTGGACAGTACATAGTTTATTTGATTTTAGTGGTTACAAATATATTCAATTAGTTCATCGTTCCAACGCGCTTCTGAAAGTTTTTGACATTTCTCGATGTTGTCTGCGACCTCGTTGTGCGTTAGGTTGTATGCGTTGGCTGAGGAATAAACGCAAACAAAGTTAGATTTCTTTTGGGGGTTCTGGTAGGTTTTTCCAATGCGCTGAATCAAGAGTGTAGAGTACTCGTTCAAGTTCGTCAATTCTCTTTTGACAAGTTGTATCCCAATCCAGTGTTCCATTTCTCTTATCACCCCAATAATTTTGTGCGATAATAATAGCTTCTTTGATTTGAACAAATTCTTCTGCAAATAACCAAGGCGTTTTGTAGTAATTGCTTTCATTTTTCATTTTGATTTAGTTGTTTTAGATTTCTTTTGATAAGATTGTTTCTTCGCGGGGAATGGCTGTCTTGATGCGGTCGTAAGCGCGCACAGCTTCGTCGTAGTCGTTGTACGACATGTGAAACTCTCCGTTGACTACAATCTTGTAGTACATATCGGTAAGCGTTGTCTTTTGAATTAGTTCTACTTTCATTTGTTTGTTGTGTTTGGTTGTTGTTCTAAGATTCTTGTTTGTTCGTCAATCGTTCCTGCGATTAACATTCCTGCGAATAGTATCGCGATGTAGAGTAGTGTTTTTTTCATTGTATTAAGAGTATTGAACGATTTCGATTTCTATCTCTGGCTTATTGCCTTCGCAAGATGCGTAGTAAAGGTCTTCGCGTACTTCAAGTGAAAGGTCAGAAGCGTGTTCCATTAAGCAATTGATTGCTTTGTTTTCGTCATTGAATTCGTAAGACCAGTCAATTCTTATTGATTGTCCTGCGATGTGTGTGGTTTTTGTTACTTGATACATACCTTTGATTTTTATTTGTTTATCTTTGGTGTTGTTGTTAATTGTTTAACAAATATATGCTAAACTTTTGAGATAGCAAGAAAAAAATGAATTATTTTTTGTAAAAATATCTAACTGATTGAAAATGAACGTGAAAACTTTTAAGAAAACGTATAAAAAAAGTGTCGTGAAGCGTAAAATCACACCCGAATCGGAACAGAACCAACAAGAAATAGTAATAAAGTACCTTCGTTTAGCATATCCCGACGCTCTTTATTGTGCTTCCGCAGGTGGTATGCGAACGAGTTACTTGCAAGCAATCAAAATGAAGCGTACTGGCTACGTCAAAGGGTTTCCCGATCTATTCATTTACGAACCACGCGGAGCGTTCTTCGGTCTTGCTATTGAAATGAAGAAAGAAAAAGGTGGTGTTGCATCACCAGAGCAGAAGCGTTGGCAGGAACAATTAAGAAACAGGGGGTATTGTTCTTATATTTGTAAAGGTAGCGAAGAAGCAATCAAAGTAATAGATGAATACTTCAACAGTTGACACTTGACAAATACATAGAAGGACATTACAAGAAATTCAAAGAACTTGCGAAGAACATTTCGCGAGGCGAAGACTATTATGAAGACTTACTTCACGATTCTTTGCTTTCTATGTTTGGCTCAAAGCATATCGAGAACCTAATTGACACAGGCGACTTCGAGTTCTATCTTATCCGTGTTATGTATCTTGCGGTCAATAGTCCAACGTCGCCTTTCTATCGTCAAACGATTGCATGGAATAGAAATAGACGCGACTTCAAAGAGTATGCGCACGAAGTGGACAAAACTTGGTTAGGCGCACGAATGACAAACGAGCAACTGGACATTCTCATAAGTCGATTAACCGAGTTCGAACGTCTTATCTTTCAAGAATACATCTTCGAAGGTTTCACCTACCGAGAATTTTCAAAACAGACCGGTATACCAACGGTCTTTCTTTACCGCACAATTGATTCAATTAAAACTAAAATAAGAGCAAATGTTATTCGCAAAAAGTAACGAGTACAAAAGACGACTTGAGATATGTCGCACCTGTAAATTCTTCGAACCTTCAACACAGTCTTGCGGATCGTTGATTGTTGGCGACGAAGTAGAAACCGAAGTGTTATTCCGCAAGAAGTCGATTAAGTTGTGCGGCTGTGTGATGCCTATCAAAGCAAAGCTCGCGTTCGCTTCATGTCCAGCGTCAAAATGGAACGGTGTTCTTTCAATGGACGAACAAATAGAGTTCAAACGATTCTTGCTCGATATGAAGGCGCAAGGACGTTTGGAGCAGAAAGATATGTTGAAGTTCTATTCGTTCAAGGACAAGGCTACAGGAGCGTTCAACGAGCGTTCAACGTGTCCGCCTTGCGTAAAGAAAGACATCAATACGTTTCTTGAATCGATGAAGGACGTTGATGTTGATTTGAACAATTAGAAACTTAAAACTATTCAGGCAACCTTTGGAAGTACAAACGTATATTTGTATAGCCAAGCAATGCGTTACTACCCCCTTTTATTTTTGCTTGGCGGCTGAAATAATTGGGGGTATATTTTTTAAGTAAATGAAACAAACTGGATAAGAACAACAACCGCCTTCGTAAGTCAAAGCGAAGTAACCAATGACTACACTTGCAATACATCAATGCTTGGAACGTGCAACTGCTCTTTTAAGAGCAAAGACAGTTTGTTTTTCTTGGGGAGACTTTTTCTTTTCTTTCTTTTTCTTTTACCTTTTTCTTTTTCTTTCTCAATTTCTTGGTAGCCTCTTTCTTTTTCTTTGTTCAAATCATTTGTTCCTTGAAGAGTGATTTGCTCTAGTTTAGCCGCAGAATCCATTTGTATTGTAACTTGTTTAGCTTTTTCGGCTTCTTGCGCTGCTCTAATATTTTCATCAGACTGCACTCTGAATTTATTAGCTTCGATTTCAGCTTGTTTTTTGCTTGCTTTATCAATAAGAACAGTCATGTACGCCACTGCTTGTTTGTGGATTTTTATATTTTTGATTCGGTACTTATCGGCTATTGTAATGGTTTTGTTGTCCATTTCTTTTGATAAATCTTGATCTAAAATTGCTCTTTCTTCATCGTCTTGTTCTAAATGAAGATTAAGCCCAAAATCACTTAAATGAAGATTAGAAATAGCTTCAATATCTTCTATTGCGGTAGCTCCAACTTTTCTGACATAGTCTTCTTTGATGCTTGGGTAATATTTTAAAACATCCTGGAATCGATATAGTATTGATTTAGAAGTTTCCAGTGTAACAAAACCTCTTCCTGATAAAATATGTCGAGTTGCTAAATTTGAATTTAACGCTGCTAGTTTTTGTATCCCTACCAAACTATCTCTATCAGGAGTAGTGGCATCAGTGGCTTTATTTAAACCAATAACATCGGTTAATTGAGTTAGGTAATAATCGGTTTCTCCTCTTAGTGCTTGAAGTTTTCCAATACTGTCTCCTGTTTTAATTTCTTGAAATGGTTTTTGAGCGTTATTAAAATCTCCTCCTAAAGTACTGCTTCGGTAGTAGTAGCTACCTTTTTGCAAGTACATATTTAAGGCTTCTTGGTGTCCGTATTTTTGTCCATTACCAAATTCAATTCCGCTTGTGGCATCCAAATCAATTGCAATACCATCAGGTGTAATCCCTTGAATAATTTGCTGTCCTTTTAATTCAAGAATATTTAAGTTGTCAGCAATCGGCATCATGCGAGAAACTAAGCTGTAAATTCTGCCGTCTTGAAAGTTTGGAGCAACCATATTGTATTGTTCGCAAACTTTTTGTTGATTTGAATTAGGACGCGCCATTGATTTAAGAACATCCCATTTTAATAAAATGTCAGTTCCCAAAACCAAAACACCTTCCATAAGCACTTCTTCTACTTTTGAAACTCTTTTAAATTTGTCTTTTTTGTTAGTTTCTACAGTTGGGTCAAAGTTTGATTTTGCAACAGACGCTTTAATTTCTCCTGTTGATTTTTTGTTTTTTACTTTATAGAAGTCTTCTCTTGTGGTTCTGTATGTGAAATAAAGAACGTGTGTATATCCTTTTAGGTCGTTACCTAAATTGTGATATTGATTCCACCAAGAATTTTGCTCATCTAATCGCTTAACAATATCTTCGTTTTCAGGATTTCTAAGCTCTGGAAACTCAAGATATAAATCTGTAATCAAAACTCTTTTCACTCTGCCTTTATAAAAGCAATCTCTGAAAAAAGGGTCGCTTGTTCTTGAATAAACCATTTGAGCAGGGTCTACTCTTTCAACTGAAATTCCTTTGGCCGGATGAAATCTATTTTCTACAACACCTAATCCATCAACCACTAAGTCGCGAGTAACTTGTCTTTCAGTTGTCATGTCGTACAAGTTTTCTTCCATTACCATTTTTATCGCTAATTGCGCAGATAACTCACAAGATGGCTTGTATTCCATTTCCATGTGTAAAGCCAATTCGTCGTCTGTTTCAGGTAATTTTTCAACAGGCATAGTGCCTATATCAATTCCATAAGTTTGTTTAGATAATTCTGTTATTTCTTTGGAATCTCTTTCATCTTGAATATTTTGTCGGTAAGACAATTTGTTTTTCTGAGAAATTGGATCAATCGCATTAGCTTCGATGGTGTAATTTCTGTCACACATTCCATTAACCACCAAATCAACTAATTTAGGAACAGGCACGAATGATTTCAAACTTAAACTTAACAACGAAACATCGCCATTAGTTCCTAAATGTGGATGGTATTTAGTCATATTGACTTCTCCATTCGCATAAGTTCTTCTGTTTAAGAAATCATTTTGATTGGTATAAAATCGACAAGAACCTCCCGCTAGATTATAAAACCATTCAGAAGTTATTGATTGTCCTATAGCTAATCCATAGGAAGGTTTTATTTTTTCCTCAAACGGGTCGTAAACATTTGGGAATTTTGCGTGTGGTTCTATTTTAAATTTTGATTCTTCCATTATCCTGCGTAGTTATATCGGTGTAAGTTTAGTACTAAAGGTTTTGATTCGGTTGATTTAGGAGCGTATGATTTTCTGTTTAATCCCATTAAAGCGTAACCTGAAGCTACAGATATATCAAAC